AGATGTCGAAAGCAACCTCTTCGATTAAGCACTTGAAGCTTATCACTGGTGAAGAACTGGTATGCGAGTTGATGACTGAGAGTGGCGACTCAATTATTATTCGTAACGCACTTTCCTTGATTGAGAAGGAACTAAGTAGTGGAGACAAGTACTATGCGTTCAAGACGTATATGATTTACCAAGACAGTCCACAGAATGTCATGGTCGTGTTCTCCGATAAAATTATGTCTATTGCCGTTCCAACGGAAGAAATGGATCGACAGTACACTGCTGCTATTAAAGAGATGGCTGCATACAATGAGGCACAAGAACTAAAACAGATGGAACGTGATGAGTGGGAAGATGATTTGTCACTTGAAGAGTTCTTGAATGATATGGACCGTGAGAATGATCTCATGGATTCTGATACTGACGGAATGATTATGAACTAGGGGTATACTATTCTCCCCTTTGGTTAAAGAGATTATACAGTATAAATGCGATTCTGTCAAGGCATTTTTTAAATATTATGAAAATAGGTTTTACTTGCTCTACATTTGACCTCTTACATGCAGGTCATGTCCAGCTCCTTAGACACGCGAAGGATCAATGCGACTATCTGATCGTGGGTCTACAAACAGATCCTACCATCGATCGACCCGACACCAAGAACAAACCCATACAGACTTTGGTCGAGAGATACACTCAACTGAAGGCGGTTCGGTATGTCGATGAGATTATACCCTATGAGACTGAAAGAGATCTTGAAGATATTTTGTCTCTATATAATTTGGACATCCAGATACTGGGTGAGGAGTACCGTGAGAAGGATTTCACGGGTAAGGATATCGGGCGTAAACGCGGCATAGAGTTCTATTTTAATGAACGTTCGCATCGTTTCGCGTCAAGTGAACTGCGTCAAAGAGTCGCTTACAACACCGGAATTGGATTGACATATAAGTCAAAATAGGGTATAATTACCGTATTAAAAAATGGAAGTTGTATATTATGAAACCTAAAGAAAAACCACATTACGTTAATAACAGAGAGTTCTCTGAAGCGGTAGTCGCGTACTGTACCTCTGTCCAAGAGGCAAAGGACGAAGGTAATTCTACACCCATCGTCACAGATTATATCGCTTCCTGTTTTCTAAAGATCGCAGAGGGTCTCTCCCACAAGGCAAACTTTGTTCGTTACACCTATCGTGAAGAGATGGTCATGGACGCAGTCGAGAACTGCCTCAAAGCGATCGAGAATTATGACATCGAAGCTGCAACCCGTTCGGGTAAACCAAACGCATTCGCCTACTTCACACAGATCTCATGGTATGCGTTCTTGCGTCGGATCCAAAAGGAAAAGAAGCAACAGGACGTGAAGATGAAGTTCATCGCAGAGGCAGATGTGGCAGAGTTTCTTGATGATGAGGGTGAAGGATACGGACACATGCAACATGCGTCTCCCTTCATTGACACTCTACGTATGCGTATTGATGCCGTGAAGAACGCTGACGATGAATTCAAAGAGTACGCGAAAGAAGAGAAGAAGCGTAAACGTCGTGCAGTGATTGTTGACTCAGACCTATCGGAGTGGATGGAATAATGTGGACTTATGAATGCAAAGCGGGAACCTACAAAGAGGATTCCTTACCTAGACTGTTGTGGACCATCTTCACACACCGACTACACCACTTAATTGCGGATGGAAGATTTTCAGATTAAACTTGACATACCCCTTGCATTATAGTATAATGATCGGATATTAGTTGAGTTGAACCTGTATGAAAATCGCTATATTGAATGATACCCACTGTGGGTGTCGTAATTCATCTGAAATTTTTATGGACTACCAAGAACGCTTCTACGGTGAGGTGTTCTTTCCATACCTGTTAGAGAACAACATCACCCAAATTCTACACCTTGGTGATTACTACGACAATCGTAAGACGGTCAACCTCAAGGCACTCAGTCACAACCGTAGGATCTTCCTAGACAAGTTGCGTGAGTATAATATCCACATGGATATCATCCCCGGCAACCACGACGTGTACTTCAAGAACACTAACGACCTAAACTCACTTAAAGAGTTGATGGGTCACTACATGAACGAGGTCGATATTCTTATGGACCCGATCGTGCGTGACTATGATGGTGTCAAGTTCGGTCTCGTACCTTGGATCTGTCCAGAGAACGAAGAAGAGATCAAGACCTTCCTTGATAACTGCGGCGCAGATGTCATCGGCGGTCACTTCGAACTCGCAGGGTTCGAGATGGACAAGGGTCTCGTGTGTAAGGACGGTATGGATGCCGCACCTCTACAGAAGTTCGAGACGGTTCTGTCCGGTCACTTCCATACTAAGTCGTCGCAAGGTAACATACACTACCTTGGTGCGCAGATGGAGTTCTTCTGGAACGACGCACACGATCCCAAGTACTTCCACATCTACGATACGGATACGCGTGAACTGACACCCGTCCGTAATGATGTTTCTATCTTCCACAAGATTTACTACAACGAAGATGAAGTCAACTACTTCGAAGACCTGTCCTACCTTGATGGTAAGTTCGTCAAGCTGATCGTGGGCAATCGATCTGACATGAAGAAGTTCGAACGATATGTCGAACGCATCCAACAACAGAAGATCCACGAACTAAAGATCGCCGAAGACTTCCGCGAGTTCCGTGGTGAGAACGTGGGTGACAGTGAAATAAGTGTTGACGACACCGAAACTTTAATCTATAATTACATCCAAGATGTAGACACTGACCTTGACAAAGACCGGATCAAAGGATTGGTCTCGGAGTTGATGGTCGAGGCACAGAGCGTAGAGATTGCATGATTAAATTCCAGAAACTCCGTTGGAAGAACTTTCTTTCGACGGGTAATTACTTTAATGAGATCGACTTCCTAGAGAATCCAACTAACTTAGTGGTTGGTGAGAACGGCGCGGGTAAGTCCACTATGCTGGACGCCCTGTCGTTCGCTCTCTTCGGTAAGGCGCATCGCAAGATTAAGAAAGACCAGTTGATCAATACGATCAACACCAAAGACTGTCGATGTGAGGTAGAGTTCACAGTTAACAGTATTCAGTATAAAGTCGTGCGTGGAATCAAACCCGCAAAGTTTGAGATCTGGAAGGATGGGACTCTCATCAACCAGAGCGCCCACGCGCGTGAGTACCAAGAGATTCTTGAAAAGAACATCCTACAGATGTCTCACAAGAGTTTCCACCAAATTGTTGTTCTCGGCTCGTCGTCTTTTATCCCGTTCATGCAACTCAACTCTACTTCTCGGCGTGACGTGATCGAAGACCTTCTTGATATTAACATATTTTCCAAAATGAATGTGATACTCAAGGAGAAAATCTCTCTCCTCAAAGGCGAGCTTGAGAACAACAACCATTCCATCGAGATGGTTAAGACGCGCATATCTTCTCAAAAGAAGTACATCCGTGACTTGAGTGCCATCAACACCGCGCACCGTAAAGAGAAGGAGTCAGAGATCGAGTCTCTGAATGCGGATATCGCAACCTTCAATGAGGTGAACGCAGAACTGTCAGAATCCGTCAATAATTTGTTGCCTTCAGTCACAGAAGAATTAAGCAAAATGCGGACCAACAAGACTAAGTTGGAAAAATACCGCACCAAGTTCGACACACAAGTCAAGTCGGTTGTCAAGGAGGCGAAGTTCTTCGAGCAGAACGAACACTGTCCTACATGCGATCAAGACATCGGTGACGAGCTGCGTCAGACTAAACGCACAGATGCGACCGATCGTGCACGTGAACTCAAGGAACTCATGGATAAAGCGGATGCGCAGTTAGCTGACTACCAATCTCAGATTGACAAACTAGAATCTGATATGGCGGACCTACTTCACAAGCAAAATCTAATGAATAACAATATTCAGTTGATATCCCGTCTGACACAGAACGTGCAGAAACTACAGGACGATCTTGCAGAGATGGCGGACAGTTCCGGTGACATGGCACAGGCGAACAAGGATCTCAACAACCTTGACGACGAATTGCATGAATTGAATGATACCAAGTACACACTCGTCGAGAGGTCGTCGTACAATCGTGTTGCGTCCGAACTACTCCGTGACACTGGTATCAAGACCAAGATCATAAAACAATACATTCCGGTCATCAACGAACTCACCAACAAGTATCTACAGACGCTGGACTTCTTCGTCCACTTCGAGTTGGATGAGAGTTTCAACGAGACCATTCGATCGCGTTACCGCGACACCTTCTCTTACGACTCGTTTTCAGAAGGTGAGAAGCAACGCATCGACCTGTCATTACTCTTCACTTGGAGACACATTGCCAAGATGAAGAACTCTGTATCAACAAACCTGTTGATCCTAGATGAGACGTTCGATTCGTCTCTCGATGGTGAGGGTGTCGACAACCTAATGAAGATCATTGACACACTCAAGGAAGACACCAACGTATTTGTAATCTCTCACAAGACCGAACTGGAGGACGCGCACTTCGAACGTAAGCTGTCGTTCATCAAGGACAAGAACTTCAGTCGGATGCGAGATATTACTTGACACGACGGGGATGTTATTATATAATGTCCCACATATTAACTGAGGAATCCACATGGAACTATCAACCCGAACTGTCGAGATTCTACGAAACTTCTCGACGATCAACCAGAACATCGTAGTCAATGGCGGTAACGTCATCAAGACTATGTCTATCGCGAAGAACATCGTATCTCAGGCAGAGATCGAGGAATCTTTCCCCAGCTCATTCGGCATCTATGACCTGTCGGAGTTTTTGTCGGTCTTGTCTCTTGTAGACAATCCGTCAATCGATTTTGGTGAAAACTTCTGTACCGTATCAGACGGCAGTGGTCTTTCCTCAGTTCGTTATTTCTACTCAGATCCAGAGATGCTCTCTGCACCTAAGAAAGAGATCATCATGCCTGAGTGTGAGGTCAAATTTCTCCTCACTAACGAAACGCTAAGTAAGATCAAACGCGCCGCTTCCGCACTAGGTTATGATGAGATTTCGATCCGTCCCGATGGTAACTCTGTGCGTATCGATGTCGTTGATACAAACAACTCTACGTCGAACTCATACTCGATTCAGGTAGAAGGTCAGTTCCCAGAGAACGCAGACTTCAACTTTATTATCGGTGTGAACAACCTGAAGTTGTTGGGTGACGATTACGAAGTATCGATTTCAACTAAGTTGATCTCCAGCTTCCGTTCGACATCCGGTAAGACTGAATACTTTATTGCACTTGAAAAGTCATCAACATACGGAGCATAAAATGACTGAAGACCAAGCAACATTTTACGACCTCGCAAACCGCGTTGCCCGTTCATGTGTCGCAGTAGTTGATACTGTTGTAACACGTGGTGGGTTCAAGGGTGAGGAACTTACAACTATCGGACAACTACGCGATCAAGCAATTCAAGTGGTTGCGTTGTACGAGAAGTTAGCGAAAGAACACGCAGAAGCTGCCGTAGAGGAAGCGTCTGAGTAAACCTTTTGGGGCGGTGGGGTATATTCTCTTTCACCGCGAACACTTTATTATGATTGACCCATCGCCCCGTTTTTTATGAAACTGTATGATCCCCTAATTGCAAAAGAGACCTCAATCCACGTTGCCCTTGGGACGGTCATCAACTACCCACTCAACATCTTCTACACATGGTTAGCAGTCGTTAAGTGGGGGATCACGGATCCTTTAACTTTGTCTACGATTCTTACTGTCGGAATATCCTTTGTGGCGTTCACTCGCATATACATAGTAAGGACTCTTACAGAAAGACGTAAGGCAAAACTAAACCAAGATACGCCGCTATAGCTCAGCAGGTAGAGCAACTGACTTGTAATCAGTAGGTCCGGAGTTCGATTCTTCGTGGCGGCACCACTTTGGAGACACCGTGAGTTTATCCACTAAAATATCAGACGCATTTGCGCGGTCTATGACTGCGTTTTTCCGTCTGTTTGCAGATCTCTTTTTCCGCAAGCGTTACGGTCACCGTGCACTCGTTTTGGAAACGGTTGCAGGTGTGCCAGGCATGGTCGCGGGTATGATGACCCACCTTTACAGTCTACAGGCGTTTAAGAAAGGTCACGGTACCAAGATCCATGAGATGCTCGCAGAGGCAGAGAACGAGAGAAAACACCTCATGTTTTTCATGGAGGTGATCCAACCGTGGTTCATTGAACGCATAATCATCATCGCCGCCCAGTTCATCTTCTGGCATTACTATCTGGTGATGTTTGTTCTATTCCCCCGAACCGCACACCGCATGACTGGATACTTCGAACAGGAAGCGGTACAGAGTTACACAAATTATTTGAAACTGATCGAGGAAGGGCAGATCCAAGATGTGCCTGCACCGCAGATCGCAATTGACTACTACGACGAACTCCACGAGTTCTCTAAGTTGTCTGATATGATTAAGTGCATCCGTCGTGATGAGATGCACCATGCTAAAGTCAACCACGCGTATGCGGATGGAAGACTATAGATTTTATTGATTAGATTTATCGAAAATATCGATCCAATTTGCCACATCTATGTGGATAAATAGATTAAAGATTTCGGTTTACACGACGGGGACAATGCGGTATAATGTCCCCTTATTATATTATGGAGTAGTAAATGAGTAACGAATTCTTATGGGTGGAGAAGTACCGCCCGAAAACTGTATCCCAGACTATCCTGCCCGCAGAACTGAAATCAACCTTTCAGAACATTGTGGACGGTGGAGAAATCCCGAACATGATGTTCAGTGGAACTGCTGGAACAGGTAAGACGACGGTTGCTCGTGCGATATGCGAGGAACTGGAGTTAGACTACATCGTAATCAACGGGTCGGAAGAAGGCAACATTGACACACTACGAGGAAAGATCAAGCAGTTCGCCTCTTCCGTCTCGTTGGCTGGTGGTTACAAGGTAGTCATCCTTGATGAGGCAGACTACCTAAATCCCCAGTCTACCCAACCCGCGTTGCGTGGGTTTATCGAAGAGTTCTCGAACAACTGTCGGTTCATCATGACCTGCAACTTCGAGAACAAGATCATCGACCCACTGCACTCGCGATGTACTAAGATCGCGTTTAATGCTACCAAGAAGACTCTTCAGTCTCTCTCGGCGGAGTTTATGCAACGCGCGATGACCATTCTCCAGACGGAGGGTGTAGATTATAATAAGGATGTCCTTGCGCAGGTCATTATGAAACACGCACCAGATTGGAGACGTGTTCTGAATGAGTTGCAGAAAGGATCGATTTCGGGGTCACTTAACGTGGCGTCTGTTCTCGGTGGTGAAGTCGCGGACAACTACACTCAGTTGTTCGGCGCAATCCGTGATAAGAACTTTAAGAAGATGAGGACGTGGGTCGTCAATAACATTGACGTAGAACCAGCGGCGGTGTTCCGTGGTGTTTATGATCGTATGTATGACCATGTCTCCCCGAATAGTATACCACAACTTGTGTTGATACTCGCTGACTATCAATACAAAAATGCGTTTGTCGCAGACCATGAACTAAACATGGTCGCTTGCCTCACAGAGGTGATGGCGAACGTGGAGATAAAAAATGCATAACAGCACCCAACAATATGAAATGTCCCCAGCGGACAACGTGTTATATTTTCCTAATAATATCGACGTTAGGATGTGTCCTAAAAATGGAATGTCTACCCTGAAAGAACTACACAGGTTAGTTCGTGGAGTGGATGAATACATCGGTCGTGTCGATCGACTCAAAAGAGTACGAGAGTCCGGAGACCAGTTCGACATTCCTTTTCGCAAAGGTAGTTATCGTATTGCGGTACGACGCGATCCGGTTGTTCGGTTCAGGTCTGCTTGTGAGTACTTGGTTCAAAACCAAGCAGAATACATTCGACAGGGAAGGGCAGATGAGTGTCCATCCTTAGAGACTGAGTTAGACAAAGTACTCGATAGAATTGAAGAGGGTACCCTAAAAAACAACCACTTCTATACACAGACGTGGTATATGGGTAAACCAGAAGATTATGACATGGTAGTTTATATTGACGAACTATCACAACTTATGGTATTCTTAAACGAGGCGTGTGACCTTGGTTATCCGGATGAGAAGTTGGACATTCGAGAGAACCAGACTAAAATGAAGGTCTATAATAGTATTATTACGACCCAACAACGTCGAAGAATTAAGCAGCTATATCGTAAGGACTATTTAAATGGGTGGTGCAAAGTTGAAGACAGATATTAAACCCTTCGATTTTTTAAACAGCATTAACAGTACCAAGGTTAATTTACTCGATAAGGATCCGGAAAATATCAACCAATACAACAGTTTCCTAGTGAATAGGTCGCTGTCGTACTTTCCAGATACTGTGTTAATTAGTAACGAAATGAACAGGTTGCATCACATAGATGCGAGACTTCAATACGACTTTCTTATAAATATTGTGAGGAAGAAAAAACGTTTCTCGAAATGGGACAAATCCCAGAGTACAGATATCGAGTGTATCAAAGAGTATTACGGATATAGTGATTCCAAAGCGAAGCAGATTATTGGACTCTTAACCTCGGAACAATTACAAGAACTCAAAAATAAGGTTAACAAAGGTGGAAGAGAATAATCTAGTTCAATGGAACTCGGACATGATGCTAGAAATTACCCTAGCTGAACCTGACGATTTCCTAAAAGTTAGAGAAACACTTACCCGTATAGGGGTTGCTTCACGTCGTGACAATACCCTATTTCAATCGTGCCATATCCTACATAAACAGGGTAGGTACTTTATCGTCCATTTCAAGGAGTTGTTTTTACTGGACGGCAAGAAGTCAAACTTAGAGACGACGGACATCGAACGTCGTAATACGATCGCAACCCTTTTACAGGATTGGGGTCTAGTATCAATTGTAAACCCAGAAGTTGCACAAGATTGCGCACCTATGCGTCAGATTAAAATTATCTCGTATAAGGAAAAGTCAAAGTGGAATCTGCAACCGAAGTACAACATCGGTAATAACTAATGGCGAAAGAATATTATGACATTTTTGAAGGTCGCGAAGACAATATCCGCGACAAAATTCCATTCGTAGGTCGACTCCCGTTCGATATGGAGTCGACTTATGGTTGGAACGAGTTCATGGAAATGATGGACTCACACCCAGATGAACTCTACGATCGCAACTCAGATAAGATGCGTATCGGTCTAAACTCCTTCCATAGTCGCGGCAGTGCGCCAGACTTTGCGAAGAACATTTACGAAGAAATGCAAGAAGTCTTCACGCTCCACGAGAACAAGATCACTAACATTGCGTTTAGTGGGTTTGGTCGTTCGAGTGGATCTTATCCTTGGCATAAGGATTCGATGGACGTGTTTTTGGTTCAGGTTATCTCTACTGTGGGTCTCAAGGTAGAACACATAAACAACGAGGAACCTTTTGATTTCGAGCCAGGCATGTTCGTCTACCTACCAAGGGGCACCCATCACCAAGTATTCCCAAGGGTGTCTCGCGTTTCTTTTTCGTTTGGTGTGGAGGGTGATCCAGACCCATCAAAATACTACTAAGGAAATTCTCATGTCTGATAAAAAAGTAGTTTCGTTATCAGAAGTCTTGAAAAGAAAACAGGATAAAGAGAAAGAACTTGAAATGTATCGAAGACATCTCTCAATGATTGAAGACCGAATGGCCTTCCTAGAGATGGATCGAAAAGTTACGACGGAAATCATCGAGATGATCGAGAACGATTCCGTCGTAGTCGTTGATGATTCTCTACCTATTATACGTATAGATGATGACGACTATGATGACCTAGAGTGAAATATTTACACATCTAGTGTTACCTTTATACTCATAACGAGTATATATACATACGACCTGCCATATAAATGGGGGTTATTTTTAAACTTGCTTACTATTAAGGAGTCACAACATGACATTAACAGCAAAACAACTGTTCCCACGTTCAGCATTCGTCGGATTTGAAACCATGATCGACGAACTAGACAGGGTCGCACGACACTCGGGTGATACGTTCCCCCCGCATAATATTCTAAAGACGGGAGAGGATCAATACCTAATCGAGTTAGCAGTCGCCGGATTTTCGGAAGACGAACTTGAGATCGAAGTAAAGAACCGAACACTTAGCATTCGAGGGTCTGTAAACGACACTAGAGAGTACATTCATAAAGGCATTTCGACGAAGAGATTTGAACGCCAGTTCCGTCTGTCGGAGTATGTTGAAGTAATGGGAGCTGATTTCAGGAACGGATTACTCGCAGTAGCATTGGAAGTAATAATCCCTGAAAGTCAGAAGCCTCGTAAAGTCGCAATTAATTCTGGTGTCACTTACCAGTCGACACCGCAACTTTTAAACGAGGAGAACAACAATGGAGAAGAGCAGCCGTCCGAACTCTAAACTAGAGGAAATGGGATGGTTGGTCGCATCGCTATCAAGTGTATTTGTGATAGCGGTCTGTGTCCAGCAACTAGTCTAATAAATAAGGGAACTTCGGTTCCCTTTTTTATACCTATGAATTACGATATCGAAAAATTTGATGAATACGGTTACGTTATAGTCACAGACTTTATGGATGAGTCGCGACACTGGCGACTTAACCTAGAGTGTGACATGTATCGTGAGTTCGGTTGTGGTTTGGTCCGCAACGATCACGGGTGGATACTGAACTCTCCGAACAATCCCTGCAAACTAGACGGTGCAATGATGCGCAGTCATGTGTTTCGGGATCTCGCATCTAACGATAAACTTGTGTCTACTGCTAGGCAACTCCTAGGCACAGAAGACATCGATACCTACATTTCTAAGTTTTTCCCTATGGTCCCTAGAGAGGGATTCTCTGTTGGGTGGCATCAAGACAACCATTACATTCGCGCGAACTCAAAACGATTGGTCAGTTGCGACGTATTCGTTAACGGCGCGGATAAGGAAAATGGATGTCTAAGGGTCGTTGCTGGATCTCACAACCAAACTTTCCTACACAACGATAAGTCTCATGATGCCTTCCGATGGATTCAGGTCAACGAGTCCGAAATGGACATAACCGACATCGAGTTAGACAAACCGTTTGCTGTGTTCTTCCACGTGGATCTGGTACACGGTTGTTATAGAAACAAGAGTGATCGACATAGGTACAGTATCGCTTGGGAATACATACAGAGAGGGCATGTACCACAAACACATAAAGGTCACCAATCACAAGACAGGCTCCCCGTACTATGAAAGTAGTTCAGATCGTCATTAAAGGAAACTCAGTATCCGAAGAGTATGCCGCACTCTCGCAGTTTTCGTTCGAACGCGCTCTGAGTGAGGGTTACATCGATTCGATAGAACAGTTCGATGCAATCACTCCCGAATCCGAAGACTTCCAAGAACACGTCGACCGATACACGTGGTCTCGCAGTTTGATGACACTGGACAACAAGAAGTTCGGTCAACCAAAGGACGACCACTCACCAACAGAGAAGGCGGGGATGTGTTCTCACTGGGAGATCATGCGTCAGTGTGCGGTTAGTGGTGAACGTGTGTGGGTCATCGAACACGATACGTGGATGTTGGAGGAACGATACGAGTCTTTTAAGTCTTTGGTTACACTTGCGCCACACACTCTGTATGCGAACATCGGTTTGTTTATGGGGATGTATTCTCTCGACCCACGGTTCTGTCATTGGGCGCATCACATGCTGACCACCAATGACTTCCCGATCAACTGCGGACCATACTGCGTACTCCAACGTCTTTTCAGAACATATACCACGAATCACCTATCACATCCAGATATAGATTACTACGGAAAACACGTTACCGCTTTACACCCTTGGCACAACTGTGATACAATGGGCATTGGTCGTGAAATTGGGAAATTCTTTAACACTAATGATCCGAACAAATCAAACGGGGTACCTACACCCACAACGCAGGTCGTCTCGAAACGACTTGCGGTCACGCAACACCACCATAGTTACAAACAGCAGTTGCAGGACGAACCTTGGAGAAGACACAAATTTTTTCACGTTATTGATTGACACCACCCCCACAATGGGATATAATCCATCCCATGACTAAATTTTATACATCCGTGTTGCGAATGGGCAACAACATACTGTATCGCGGTTACGACAACGGTCGTCAAGTTAAGCTGCGTGTACCCTTCAAACCAAAACTATACGTCACCGGAAACTCCCCGTCAGACTGGAGAACCCTAGACGGCACTTCCGTTATGGAGATGCAGTTCGAGTCGATGAAAGAGGCGACGGAGTTCACCAAGCAGTATCGTGATGTCTCCAACTTCAAGGTCTATGGTATGACCAACTATGCGATGCAGTTCATCGCGGAGACCTTTCCCAACGACATCAAGTTCGATCGCGAACAGGTGAGGGTACTTAACATCGATATTGAGGTCGCGTCCGATCAAGGATTTCCATCACCAGATGTTGCGGAACATCCGGTCATCTCGATCTCGATTCGCAAGAACGACGGAACGTATTGGGTCTGGGGGCTTAACGACTACACGCCCACGCGCGAGGACGTTTTGTTCATCAAGTGTGACAACGAGGACGACCTACTGCGTAAGTTCGTAGACCATTGGATCACCTACTCACCGGACATCATCACCGGATGGAACACACGATTCTTCGATATCCCCTACATCGTCAACCGATGTTACCGAATGTATGGTGACGACACGTTAGTAAAACGTCTCTCTCCTTGGGGTGCGGTGCGTGAACGGGTGCAGAAGATCAATGGTCGTGACAACCAAGAATACATCATTGAGGGTGTTGAACATCTCGACTACCTTGAGGTCTTCAAGAAGTTCACTCTGAACACGTTGGGTCAACAGGAGTCTTACCGACTCGACCACATTGCGAACGTAGTGCTAGGTGAACGCAAACTCTCGTATGAGGAGCACGGAAACCTACACACCCTCTACAAAGAGGACTACCAGAAGTTCATTGACTACAACGTCAAGGACGTGGAGTTGGTACACAAAATCGATGAGAAACTCGACTTGATCTCTCTGGTTTTGACCATGGCGTATCGCGGTGGTGTGAACTACGGGGACACTTTGGGTACGACGAACATCTGGGACTCGATCATCTATCGACTCCTGAACAAGAGTAAGATCGCAATTCCGCCCAAGACTGAAAAACCGAAGACCCCATACCCCGGCGGTTACGTCAAAGAACCACAGGTAGGGTCGCACCAGTGGGTCACCTCGTTCGACTTGAACTCCCTATACCCAAACATCATTGTCCAATACAATATGTCTCCAGAGACAGTTATGGACGGTCTGGTGGACGCATCGGTGGAGTCTTTCCTTGAGGGTCAACAGATCCAAGGCGAGGGACACTCCCTCGCGCCCACGGGTGTGCGATTCTCGCACGAACGCAAAGGTGTGATCCCGCAGATCATTGAACAATACTACGCAGACCGACGCATCATCAAAGACCAGATGCTCAAGTTAGAACAGGAATATCAGACCAATCCGTCCAAGTCGCTCCAGTACAAGATCACATCACTAAATAATCAACAGATGGCGATCAAGATCCTAATGAACTCACTCTATGGTGCGTTGGGTAACAAGTGGTTCCGTTACTTCGATCAACGAGTCGCCGAGTCTATCACGATGGCCGGTCAGTTGGCGATCAAATGGGCAGAGAGGGCCGTGAACTATGAGATGCGAGACATTCTCAAATCAGATGAAGATTACGTCGTTGCGATTGACACAGATTCCGTTTATATTCGAATGGGTGATCTTGTTGACCGTTTTAATCCCAACAATCCTGTCAAATTCCTAGACAAGATTTGCTCCACACACTTCGAGAAGAAACTCGATGAGGCGTATGCGAAAATGGCAGACGCGACGGGTGCGTATGTCAACCGCATGGAGATGGGACGCGAGGTGATCGCGGATCGTGGGATCTGGATGGCTAAGAAACGATACATCCTGAACGTCCACAACAACGAAGGTGTCCAGTACGCAGAACCCAAACTCAAGATGATGGGGATCGAGGCGATCAAGTCGTCCACCCCGCAGGTCGTCCGTGACAAGTTTAAAGAGATCTTCCGCGTCATCATTGAGGGAACCGAAGACGACACCCAAGGGTTTATCCGTGACTTCCGCACTGAGTTCAAGGGTCTACCACCGGAGGACGTATCGTTCCCGCGTGGAGTGTCTAATCTCACAAAGTGGATCGACCGCGAGAACGTCTTCAAGAAGTCTTGCCCGATTCACGTTCGTGGTGCGTTGATCTACAACAACGCGATCAAACAGAACGATCTCACCACACGTTATGAAAACGTGACTACCGGAACCAAGATCAAGTTCTGTTACCTCAAACTACCTAACCGATTGGGACAGAACGTCGTATCGTTCCCGCTCAATCTACCCCCTGAACTTGGTCTACACAAGTTCGTCGACTATGACATGATGTTCGATAAGACCTTTCTTGACCCACTGGAACCGATCCTTGATGCGGTCGGGTGGAAGGCAGAACCAGCCGCAACCCTTGAGGACTTCTTTGGTTAATGTGAATATTACCATAAAAAAGTTTTAAAAAAGTGTTGACTTTCTCTCATCTTTTGGTATAATGGGTACATAAAGTGATGAGAGATGATTATGACTTACGAAGAAAAGATTGCGATGTATGATGAGAAGCTGAAGTACGAAGTGTGCCCGATGCGCATTCGTCAACTTGAGGGTCGCAAGTACACTTTGATGATCCAAGAGGTTAAACGCCGACTCAACGAGTTTGTCGGTCCTAAGATGGAGATCCCACTGCAATGAGCGTAATGAGAGACTATCGTCCGCGTCCCGAAAAGAAGAAGGAAATCTCTAGTGAAGGTTTCATCGCGTGGTTGAGTTTGATCGCGATGGGAATGGCACTTGGTTTCATGTTTGGTTACGGTTTACTTTATACCTAAGAGGGTTTTGTTATGTCTAATTTGTCTATTCGCGTTATCTTCCACACTCAGTTCCGTGAGAACTATGGTGCCCATGATTGGGACGGTGAGGGTTACTGCCCTCAGCACTGGAAGTCCAAGGGTGGCTCCACCTATATCGTCTCTGCGTCTGCGGCAGAGATTGCCGACTCACAGTGGTGGGACACTGTGACTAAGGTCATCACCCATTCTTCTGCGTACTCTGAGGAGTACGTCATCTCTGAGTCCGTGGTCGATGCTATCGACTTCGTGGAGTCAGACCACGTTGAGGAGTGGGAAGAACCCACCTACGCGGTGTTGTCGGGCGATGCCCTTCACTGCTCTCGTGAGTCGAAGTCGCACTTCGACCTCACCCCTGTCGCCAAGCGCACTTGGATTCAGTTCCAAGAGGGTGACGACTTTCCACTCACCTATGTCGAATATGATAAGGTGGCATAATCTCCTTGACATAGATACCCCTTTCGTTATATAATATGTGACATGATGAAAGATCTAAAAACCCCACTTCGATACCCCGGCGGCAAATCACGTGCCGTCGATTTTCTATTTTCTTCGGAGAACATGCCCGTCAATGACATCCGTGAATACCGCGAGATGTTCCTAGGTGGTGGGTCGTGTGCGTTCGCGTTCACTAAAAAGTTCCCCCATATTCCCGTCAAGGTCAACGACAAATACTACAACCTGTATTGCTTCTGGAAGACTCTTCAGTCTCGTGGTGACGACCTTGCGGACAAACTACACGAAGTCAAGGATGAACTGATCCGTGCAGAAGATTCTTTGCAGGCACACCTTGACTACTACCACGTTATGCGTGAGGGTCTGAATACCGCAGAAGATCCTTTTGAGATCGCGTGGCAGTTTTACATCATGAACCGATGCTCGTTCAGTGGACTGGGTGAGACCACTGGTTCGTTTTCAAAAGATGCGGTGCGTGACCTATTCAACCATCGACTGATTGGTAAGTTACCTAAGTTCTCTGCGTTGATGCGCAACTGGGAGATCACCAACGAGGACTACTCGTATCTGTTGGATGGTGCGGACAAGAACACATTTATCTTTGCGGATCCACCCTACGACATCAAGTCGTTCATCTACGGTAACAATGGAGACATGCACGACACGTTCTGTCACAAGCGATTCCACGATGAACTCGATAACACCGATGCGATGGTGATGATCACCTACAATTCTAATGACACACTCAAGCAGGCGTACACTGGTTGGAATCAGTTGGAGTGGGATTTGACCTACACGATGCACTCCGGTAAGAAATATCGTGAGGACGAACACAACCGAAAAGAACTACTGCTCTGGAACTATGAGGAGCAGGGTGTATCTACCCTTGACGCATTCTTCGGTTAGTGGTATAATGTCCGCATGTATGAACTAACTCTATTCAAAAATCAGTTTGATAACAAGACACATCGACGAACCACCTTCTTCAACTGGTTGGACTTCGTGGTGTGTCTTCGTGATTCCTACACAAAGCCGGGAGAAAAAGGTGGACCCAATAGTTCTCCTCTTCTTACTCCTGCTGTGTTCGACGTGGGTACGACGCGTAGTAACAAGTCTGTTCTTTATTGGAGTCCTTGGTGTTGCGTTGACGTGGATGACCCTATTGACGGTTGCGGTGATATTGAGTCCCTAAGAACGTGGTTGAACCGCAAGTACGGTCAGTATGACTATGTCGTCTACAACACAGCGAGTAGTACAGAAGAGCATCTAAAATTTCGAATCATATTCCGTCTCGACGAACAGATCGAGAACACCCGCATCAAGGCGTTCTGGCACGCTCTTAACACCGAGCTGGGTGAACTGGGTGATCCGCAGACCAAAGACCTCGCGCGTATGTACTACGTACCTGCACAGTATCCAAAAGCATACTCGTTCTTTATGGTCAACTCTGGCGGCAGTGCAATGAACGTCTCTGAGTTGATCGCGAAACATCCCTACGTCGAGAAGACAGGTAATTCTTTCCTAGATAGACTACCACCAGAAATGCAAAAAGCGGTGATAGAACATCGTAAGAATGGACTAAATAACACCGACTACCGATGGACATCCTATCGGGATTGTCCGTTCTGGCCCAAGAAACTGGGTGCAGAGTATCAGACGATTTCGGGGACAGGTTGGTATTCGAAGATTTATGCGATCATGGTCGCAATCGCAGGGAACGCATACTCGCGAGGGTACCCGATCACTGCAAAACAAATAGAAGAACTTTGTAGAGAGTTCGACCGCGACACGGGTAACTGGTATCAGAATAGACCACTGCACGTGGAGGCGGATCGCGCACTCGAATATGTTTATAGGAATGGATGAATGAAACGTGTATTAATTACGGGTGCGGCTGGTTTTATCGGGTCGCAACTCATGGCTAGATTGAAAGAAAGAGACGGTCTGGTTGTCAAGGGTATTGACAACTTCAACAATCACTTGTACAGTCCATCTCTCAAAGTTGATCGTATGAAGCATTTCGGCCTCGACATCTGGGGTTGTGATCTCTGCGACGAAGTAAAGACCGAAGCACTCATTCGAGAGTTTCAACCGGACACTATAGTCCACTTGGCTGCAATGGCAGGTGTGCGTGATTCGTTGGGTAAGGAAAAGAGTTACCACCGAAACAACATCGACGCAACACAGAACCTAATCGATACTTGCAAAAAGTATTTCCCTGAAGTCCGCATTGTCTACGCGTCCACCTCGTGTGTGTATGCGGGATCACCAGTGCCTTGGACTGAGGGAGAAGAGTCGGGTAAACAACTCAATGCATATGGTTACACCAAGTGGGCGAACGAATGTCAGATGCAGTCTTCCGGTCTTAACACAACTGGTCTACGTTTCTTCACCGTTTACGGCCCTTGGGGTCGACCAGACATGGCGTTGTTTGACTTTACCAAAAACATTCTTGCAGGTAACCAGATCACCGTATACAACTATGGTGATATGAAACGCGACTTCACTTACGTCGATGACATCAACGACGGTATTGAGATCGTACTAGATAATGCGGACATCCCAGCAGGTGAAATCTTCAACATTGGACGTGGCGAACAGGTCGCGTTGATGGACTTCATTTCGGAGATCGAGAAGAACACCGGCAAGGAAGCAGACAAGAACCTAGCACCTAAACATCCGGCAGACACCAAGGAGACTTGGTCTAACACTGCGAAACTACAGGCACTTGGATACGATCCAAAGGTCAGTATTGCGGAAGGGGTTGAACGGTTCTACGAATGGTATAAAGAATATAACGGGGTAGACGCCTAATGGCAGAAGACACTAAGACGGAAAAGACTTTCCGCTTGGCGATCGTCGGTCACGGGTTTGTGGGACAGGCAGTTGAGTTTGCCTTCACGCATCCGCTCGTGCATCACATGTTGATTGATCCAAAAAAATACAATAATGACGTGGAAGACTTCAAGTCCATGTTACCAGACGAACAACCACATTGCGTTTTCGTATGTGCACCGACTCCGTCTAACGATGACGGTTCGGTCAACTCATCGATCGTGGAGAGTTCGGTACTGAAGGCACTGAACTACACCAACGCATTGGTTGTTGTAAAATCAACCATCACACCGGACGTGGTCGATCGTTTGTACGCGTCCATGACCAAAGAACAACACGACAGATTCTGTTACAATCCAGAGTTCCTCACAGAGAAGAATGCAAAGGCGGATTTCGTCTCTGCAAAATTCCACGTGATGGGTGGTACGCCACAATCAGTACTTGAGTTAGTAGACATCTATGAGATCTTCGGGTCGTGCGAGTCTAACGACTATCACCGAATGAGTGCTTATGAGGCGTCCTTCGTCAAGTACACGATCAACTCTTTCCTATCAACTAAGGTCACCTTCTTCAACCAGTTGTACGATCTGGTGAACCTCTACGGTTGCAACTATAACACGATTGTCCGTGCCGCAGGTAGTGACGAACGTGTGGGTATGGGACACACTCGTGTGCCAGGCTTTGACGGGAAACGTGGATTCGGTGGTGCGTGTTTACCAAAAGACACTAAGGCATTCTTACGATTTTCTACACATGACAAGGACGACGGTACAGTTGCGTCGTTTGATTTACTTGAGAAAGTGCTTGACATCAACAGCGATTATAGGGTACAATACGACCTCGATGAACGTGAAAAAGTCAACAACATTACATTCGTAGATTTCGGAGGAAGCAAGAATGTCGATAATGGACAAACTAAAGAAGAACAGCAAGATCAAGGAGACAGCGACCCTCTCGACGAGTAAGTTCTTCACCGAAAAAGATATGGTGCCAACCGACGTTCCAATGGTGAACGTCGCGTTGTCCGGTTCGGTTAATGGTGGTATCGCACCCGGCCTCACAGTTCTTGCGGGGCCTTCTAAACACTTCAAGACATCATTCGCGCTACTCATGGCGGGTGCATACTTGAACGCAAAACCAGAGGCGGTTGTCCTCTTCTATGATTCGGAGTTCGGTTCTCCGCAGTCATACTTCGAGCAGTTCGGTGTCGACACTGACCGTGTCCTACACACACCGATCGCAAATGTCGAAGAACTCAAGTTCGATCTGATTAACCAATTGGAAGAACTCGACCGTGACGATGACGTGATGATCATCATTGACTCGATCGGTAACCTCGCGTCTAAGAAAGAACTAGAGGACGCATTGAATGAGAAGGGTGTCGCAGACATGTCTCGTGCGAAGGCACTGAAGGGTCTGTTCCGTATGACCACACCTTACTTGACGATGAAGAACATTCCGTTGGTTGCGATCAACCACACATACAAAGAGATCGGTCTGTTTCCAAAAGATATCGTCGGTGGTGGTACAGGTATCTACTACTCTGCGGACAACATTTGGATTCTGGGTCGTCAACAAGAGAAGCAAGGTACTGAGGTTGTTGGATACAACTTCGTCATCAACGTAGAGAAGTCCCGTTATGTCAAAGAGAAGTCAAAGATTCCGATCGGAGTTTCGTGGGAAGGGGGTGTTCAGAAGTATAGTGGTCTTCTCGATGTCGCTCTTGCTGGTGGTTATGTTGCTAAGCCTTCTAACGGTTGGTATCAAAAAGTTGACACAACTACAGGCGAACTCGTTGGGACTAAAGTACGAACAAAGGACACCCTAGACGCCGAGTTCTGGGAACCTATTTTTGAAACAACTAACTTTGCAGACTTCTTGGAGAAGACCTACAAGATCGGTTACTCCAGTGAGGTCGATGCGGAATTGATTGCTGAATTGGAGGAAGCATAATGGATCTGGACTTAGACAAGCCATCCGAAAACTTGGATTACACCCTCGAAGCAGTATCGATCAAAGGCAGTCCCATGTGGAATGTCAGTCTTATGCGTTCTCCCTACGAGAACGTGACGATTCGATATCGCAACGTCACCATTGACGAAAGTAGTGAATCTATCAGATTTAACTTCGATGTTATTGACACACCCGATGAATCCGTGTATAATACAGACAATATTGAGTTGCAGAGTTTTGCAGCAGATGTGTTACAGGATATTCTTGCGGAAGCCGTTTACAACAAAGGCATCCAATCAGTAGAGGGAAAAGATGACGGAGATCAACCTACAACAGACGATTCTACGGAATCTGCTGACTAACGATCCATACACGAGGAAGGTCGCCGCTTTCCTCACACCGGATTACTTTGAGGGGACGTACCAGTCCCTTCTCAAAGAGACACTCAAATACATCGGGAAGTTCAATCGCCTACCGACACTGGAGGCATTCAAGATTGAGATTGATGAGAACGATCGTCTACCGGACGAACAGTATCGTCACGCGATGGAGATCCTTCCCGACATCTTCACACACGCCGATGAAGACATGGACTGGCTGGTCGAGAAGACTGAGAAGTTCTGTCAGGATCGCGCAGTATTCAATGCGGTCATGGAGTCGATCTCTATCATTGACGGCAAACACCAGACCCTCAGTAAGAACGCGATCCCAGACGTATTGACTAAGGCATTGTCTGTGTCGTTCGATACGAACATCGGTCACGACTACCTTGAGAACTCTGACGCACGATTTGACTTCTATCACCTAGAAGAGGAACGGATCCCGTTCGACCTTGATTACTTCAATCGAGTCACTAAGGGTGGTCTACCTAACAAGACTCTGAACATCGCGCTCGCGGGTACGGGCGTGGGTAAGTCTCTGTTTATGTGCCACTCCGCCGCAGGTGCGTTAAGTGCAGGTAAGAACGTTCTATACCTCACGATGGAAATGTCCGAAGAACGTATCGCGGAACGTATCGACGCGAACCTACTTAACGTGCCGATGGATCAACTCGAACACTTGAGTAAACCAATGTTCGATGACCGCGTTTCAAGAGTCAAGGGTAAGACCGAAGGTAAACTGATCATCAAGGAATATCCAACAGGTAGCGCACACGCGAATCATTTCCGTGCGTTGTTTAACGAACTCAAACTAAAGAAACAGTTTGTCCCCGATATCATCTATATCGATTATCTCAACATCTGCGCGAGTGCGCGTATGAAAGGAATGGGCGGTGCTATTAACTCGTATTCGTATATCAAGTCTATTGCTGAAGAGCTACGTGGTCTTGCCGTGGAATTCGACGTGCCGATCGTGTCTGCAACGCAGACGACTCGTTCTGGTTACACTAATGATGACGTGGGGTTGGAAGATACGTCCGAGTCTTTTGGACTACCCGCAACCGCCGACTTCATGTTCGCACTTATCTCCAACGACGAACTCAAGGCGAACAACCAGATCCTAGTCAAGCAGTTGAAAAACCGATATAACGATTTGAATACATATCAGAGATTTGTCGTAGGTATTGACCGTAGTAAGATGCGTCTATATGACGTTGATCAAAATGATTCTCCCCTAAATAAAGAAGTAGATAATGGACCAGCGTTCGATAACTCTAACTCCGGTCAAAGAATTGATTCCGAAAAATTCGAAAACTTCAAATTCTAAGGAGAAGTTATGGATCCAATCCTACACACATTAATAGCGGTAGCACTTATGTGGACGTGTTACTTTGTTGGCGGTATTTTTGGGAAACAGAAGGGTATAGAAGCGACCCTTGTGTATCTCCTAAATACGGGTGCCTGCACAGAAGATGACTTGAGAAAAGCGAATGAGGACTTCGACAAAAAAAACCAGTAAGGTTTACAACTGTCCGGTGGTGGATACCATCCTAGAGGGTGACTGTGCCTTCGAAATACCGGACGAGCTTTACAAGAAGTTCGATCTGAAGGACGGAGACAGAGTCTCGTTCAAACACCAGATCGGCGATCGTTATTCTATGATTATCAAACGAGGTAACCGTTCATGACAGAAGTGGTTATCCGTAACAAAGATATGCTGGAGGTTCTCAACGGGTTCTCCGAAGAGATGCTATCCAAGCCGTCGTATAACGACGAAAAGTACTGGACTTATCACGAGAGAAAGGATATTGACTTGGGGTCTTACTACACCTCACGTGAGTATCTGTTAGAATGTTTATCTCGTGACGAGCTAGTTGGCCCGCCGGATCGGTACTTCGCACAACCGATTTCGAAAATGGTGCGAGAAGACAAGGAGATGTGGGGAGATTTCATGCAGAAGGTCAAGTATGACTTTGCGGCAGAACTTGGCGCTCATACTTCTGCATTACTCTCCTACTATCCGCCAGGCGGGTTCGTGGGTTGGCATACTAACTTTGATGCCAACGCATATCAGGTTTTGTTTACGTGGTCAGAGACCGGAGAAGGTTTCTTCGAATACTACGACAAACAAAAAGACGAAATCATCAAGATCGAAGATGTGCCTGGCTGGCAATGCAGACACTACTACTTCGGTGCGGGAGATGAACCGGATCTACACTGCTGGCACGCTGCATACACAGAGTGTCAACGCATCACACTTGCATACAAGTTTGTTAACAACGGTAGTATCCGCAATCCAGAAGACGCACAAGCGCGTCAACTGAGAGACTTATTAATCGAAGACATCGAGACAGAGTAATGTATTCTGACAAGGTTTTAGACCACTACGAGAACCCACGCAACGTGGGTAAGATGGACAGGGAAGACGACAACGTCGGAACTGGTATGGTGGGCGCACCCGCGTGTGGTGACGTGATGCAACTACAGATCCTTGTCGATGAAATCGGAGTAATCCAAGATGCGAAATTCAAGACTTATGGTTGCGGTAGTGCTATTGCTTCTAGTTCTTTACTCACCGAGTGGGTCAAAGGGAAAACACTTGAAGAAGCCGGGAATATCCGTAATACAGATATCGCAAACGAACTCGCACTACCACCAGTAAAAATCCATTGCAGTGTACTCGCGGAAGACGCGATCAAAGCTGCTATCAAAGACTATAAAGAGAAAAACTAATGTTATTGACAGCAGGATGCAGTTTCGTCTGGGGAGACGAACTGGAAGGTTTTGATAATGACCCACCCACTCACTGGCCGTTGACTTTCACCCACCGATTAGCAGAAAAACTAGGTGTCGAATATGCGAACCGTGGTGTCTGTGGTGCGTGTAACGACAAGATTTTTCGTGAGGTGACAGACTACCTTCACGCAAACCCAAATAAGGTCACTCACATGGTCGTCATGTGGTCCGCACTTCAACGCAAAGAGGTTGTGGAGTATATGCCAAAAAAACGTCAGGTGAAGATCGGTCGACAGCAAAACGTTACTCAGTTTTCTTCGTTGCGAACCGAGCTTATCTACAACGACCAGAAAAGAAGATTGTGGAGAGAGTGGTATGATGAAGCATATGACTCCAAGACCGATATCATGCATATGATGGTGATGATGAAGAATATGGAAGTCATCGCCCGAGCAGCAGGCATTAAGTTGGTGCAAGGGATGTTTCACAAGAGAAATTGGTCTAACATCTTATCCGTACTGACGGACAAAGTCCCAGACGAAAACGGATTCGATGTCCTACCTTTTGACTCTAGGATCGACAACATCCCAGAATACAAGCAGTGGTTGAAGGATGCGTTAGGGTCTCTTGATGATAACAGTCGTGTGGGTATGGGTCGCGGTAAAGACCTGTTCACTTTGTGTCTCGAACTTGATGACATGAAACCATTCGGACACCCAGGCGAGAAAACTCAGGTAGTATTCACAGACTTCCTATACGAAAAGTTCATTGACATGGACGCATAGTTGTAGTATACTGTCCCTCATAAATTAGTAAACCAATGAGGTAAAACAGTGCCCTACATCGATGTATTCGTAGACGACGATCAGTTCGATCGAATCATAGTTGAAGAAATAGACTTCGCATTGTCCACCGACAAGGATGTCGAGATGGATCCAGAAATGCGTCGTTCCATGATGATGGTGAGAAACTATTTCTGTGCCAAACCAGAGATGACCCAACGGTCATTCCCGTTCATGTATACTGAAGAGGAGATGGATAATGTCCTACAAAGATAATATTGTTGAGGAGTACGGATTCCTTGTGAAGAAGTGGGGAGAGAACCCACGTTCGAAGTACAAGCGTGAACACCTCGCAAAACTGCGTAGATACATGCTTCGAGCCATATTCAAGTAATGGTTCGTTGGTTAGCCGTCCTGTTCGTGGTAGGTATAACGTCCTACGCATACGCACAAGAAGAAAGGGCGAAGTCTGAGATCGAATGCCTTGCGATGAATATCTATCACGAGGCGCGATCTGAGAGTCTTGCAGGACAATATGCGGTTGCGGACGTTGTTCTCAATCGCGTAGAGTCCCGTCTCTATCCCGACAGTATTTGTGATGTTGTGTTTCAATCGGTGACTTGGGAGGGTGTCCCAGTTCGGGACAAGTGCCAGTTTAGTTGGTACTGCGACGGTAGGTCGGATCATCCCACTGAGGTCGACTCGTGGTTGCGATCGATCACTGTTGCGGTCAACATCCTACACAAAAATCAGTTCAGAGGACTAACAGAAAGTGCGACCCACTACCACACCGACTATGTCAGCCCGACTTGGAATAAGTCTATGGATTACATTGGTCGTATCGGAAATCACCTATTTTATCTGGAGACACGATGATTTTAGAATGCTTGATGTGTTTGTCACTGGAATCTGATATTCCCTATATACCTAAAGAAACAAAAATACAGCGCATTGTGCGCGAGATGTTTGAAGACTCCTATTCAGAGAAGAAGTCGTTTCTCAAAGTACGCAAGGTCGTAGTACCGATCGATTCGCGTACAGATTTTGTCGTGAGTGTTAAACGAAAACAGTTTGCCACCGTTGTTTATTATTTCGATATCTGATATAATTAACTATTGACAAATCAATCATTCAGAGGTATAATTAGGGGACGAAATGGAAGGATTAACTTACCCGTCGACATATTTTCGTGATGGTGCCGTTGATCTTGGTAATGTTTACATAGCGATGGATCCAATGGGGTTCATTATTGGTGTTTACAGATGTCCGGAGAGGGCGATAGACAGGGCGATATCAGAAGTGAACGGTCATTTTCTTGACCAGTGTCATGTTGATGCAACCGACTGTGCTATCTTCGTCGAAGGAGAGAAAGGGAAGGTTACGATACTGATCGA